TTCAAATCCCAGTCGCGCAGGATATTTGTTGCATCGGCGGGGGGTGCAGCCGCCCTCGCCAGTAACGCCGCTGCCCAAGCCAGCGCAAGCGCCGCCGCCACCACCGCTATCCCAATCACCGCTGCCGCGTTAAGCATCGCCAGCGCCAGCGGCGCGCTCAGCACCGCGATCCCGCTCGCTGGCGTGGCCGCATCACAATCCACAGCATCCGCTAGTTTGACGGCGGGCAGTGGCCTATCCGCCAATGCGCAAGCGGCATCCAGTGCCAGTGGCGCGCTCACCGCGCAGATTCGCATCATCGCCGATTCGCTGGCTCAAGCCATATCCACTGCGGCATTATCCAGTGGCATCATCATGAGCACCGCAGCGGTGGCACAAGCCGCCGCACAAGGCACGCTGGCCACGGCGATCCGGTTAATTGCCAGCGCCACCGGGCAGGCGACGGCATCCGCCAGCCTCACCGCCGCCAGCAGCGGGCTCTCTGCCGATGCGCAAGCCGTAGCCAGCGCCAACGCCGCGCTAACGATACAGATACGGCTTTCTGCCAATGCAGTCGCCCAGGCCAGCGCGCAGGGGGCGCTGACGGCGTACTTTGATTTATCAGCTGACGCCCTGGCCGCTGCGGTTGCCACCGGTGCGCTGACTACGCAAGTCACCTTTTCCGCCGATGCCTTTGCGCAAGCGCTGGCTGTGGCGGTTTTGGCAGGTAGCGCTTATGCAGCCGATGCTCGTTACGCTGTCCGTATTCCCGCGCGCCGTTTTGCTGTCCGTATTCCCGCGCGGCGGTTTTATGTCGCGCAAAAAAATAGATAGGTGGGCCATGATTTATTTTGACTCAAAAGATTCGGCAGAAAAAGTCGTGCTCACATTTGATTTTTCCCCCGGCCTGGCAGCGGGGGAAACTCTGCAAGGGGCCATCGCCGTAACCGTTGAAGCTAGCCTGTTGCTCGATGCGACGCCCGCTGCGATTCTTAACGGCGCGGCATTGTTCGACGCGACGAACACAAAAATTTATCAGCCAGTACACGGCGGGCTGACCGATGCAAATTATTTGATAAAAGTAGTTGTCGCGACCAGCAACCCGCAAAAGACGCTAGCCATCAGCGCGATCCTGCCGATTCGTCAGTAAAAGGAATTTCATGAAGCCATTGGTTATCGTCCCCGGCAATCAGCCGCTTTCGCTACAAGATGCGAAAGATCATATGGGCTTGAACGATTTATCCAGCGATGCACGAATCGACTCGTGCATCTCGCAGGCAAAAGAATACGCCGAGTGGTATTTGAGCCGCACGCTAATGCCCACCACGCTTGAGATTCGTCTCGATGCATTCCCGGCAGAAATAGAGCTGCCCCGCCCGCCCGTGGCGAGTGTGGTATCAATAAAATACATTGACCCGGCGGGCGATCTGAAAACACTTTCGCCTGCGGCCTATGTGCTGGATAACTTCCCGCTGGTGCCCTACATTCGCCCGGTCTTCGGCGGTGCATGGCCTGCCACGCGCGCTGAGCGTAACGCGGTGCGGGTGCAATATGTGGCCGGTTACGCCGATGCCGCGTCGATCCCTGAATCGATTCGCGCGGCGCTGTTTTTACTCGTGGGTCACTGGGTTAATCAGCAAAGCAGAATCGAAGCGGGTGACTTTATTACGCGCGTGCCAAAGGCCGCACAACAGCAGCTCGACATCGAGCGCAACCTTTTAGGCTAAGCCATGCACGCCCGCCAGCAACTGCGCAAGGCTGTGGTCGTCTTGCTACATCGCGCCTCGCCCTTGTGGTCTACCGTGTGCGACTCGCGTCTGCCTACGCGCCGCGTGGTTGGTGATTTTCTAATGGTATTCAGTGATGGCGAAGCCTCGCGCAACGAGGGCGATGATTGGGCACCCGCGCAAGTGCGCGCGGCAAATGTCGCCGTCATCGGCCGACTCGGCTTGCCGGGGAACAGCGACACCGCCAGCGTCGAAGACAAAATGGATGCAGTGGCCGAGGCCATTGAAACCGCGATCACGTTTGCCGCCCTGCAGACGGTGATTCCAGAGCTTAAGTCGCTAGCTCTGGGCAGCACTGAAATGAACGTCATCATCGACGAAACCGATCAGCCGATGCACGCTGAAATCAGCCTGAATTTTGTTGCGGAATACGCAACCCAAGAGGGCGCGCCAAGCCTGTTTATTTAACGTTTCTTTTTTATTAGGAGTATCTCATGGCAACTGTTTATAAAAACGCGGGTTTAAAAATGGTCATGCAATCCGCCTTGGCCGCCGCTAAAGTCATCACCGCTGCAACCAACGCCGCGCCTGGTGTGTTTACCAGTACGGCGCACGGCTATGTCGATGGCGATTTCGTTCTGCTCAAGGTCAACGGCATGCGCGAAGTCAATTTTGGCGTGTTTGAAATTTACGCTAGCGCCGCCAACACATTCAGCCTCAAGGGCCCCACCGGTGTTGCCGGGCTGGATACCACCAGCTTTGGTGCGTTTACGGATGGCACCGCAGAAAAAGTCACCTTCGGCACCAGCATCACCGGCGTGCAGGAATTCTCTCCCTCCGGTGGCGAGCCGAAATATGTGGATAGCGGAACCGTTCACGACTTCACCGACAAGCAGGAAGTGGTGGGGAGCACGCCGATCAATTGGTCTATGACGATGCAGTGGGATCCGACGGATGTCGCGCAAATCGCCATGAAAACCGCGTTCAAAACCGATTCGCCCAAAGCGTTTAAAGTCACGTGGCCCAATGGCACCTATGCAGCGTTTTATGGCTCCGTCGGGTTTTCCGGTGCCCCTGGCGGTGGCAAGCAATCCATCACCACCAGCCCTGCCGCCATCTCGGCCAAGGGTGACATGACATTCAGTAAATAATCATGGCCACGTTAATTGAGCGCATCCGCACGGCACGCCAGCAGCGCGTGCCGTCGCGCGGAAAAATCTTCATTGTCCGCCGCCCGACCGACCTCGAAGCGATGGAATTACGCGAGGCAGGAGGCATCAAGCAAGGGGAGTTAATTACCCGGTTTGTCTGCGGGTGGGAGGCGTTCACCGAGCTTGATCTTGTGCCTGGTGGTGGGCCGGATGCGGTGGCGTTTGATGCGGCGCTGTTCGCTGAATACATCGCCGATCACCCGGAACACTGGCCAACGATTGTCGATGCCGTCATGGGTGGTTACCAAACGCACCAGGACGCCCGGGCGGATACAGTAAAAAACTCTGCGCCTGGCTCGATCTCCTAGAACTTGAAAAAACGACAGGAATCGAGCCAGGCGAAGCCCCGCCCGGCGCTGAGCTAGCGCTCAAAGCATGGAATCTCATGGGGGGGCTGAAATGGGAAGCGCTGGATGTGGTCAGTGAGTTGCTGGGTGTCACTGACGTAGAGTTTTTTATTTATCAGCTTGTTTCAATTCGGGATCATCAGAACGAAAAATGAACGAAACCATCCAGGTGCGCGGCTTGCAGGAAACGCAGGCCGCGCTTTACAGTTATTCGCAGCAAATGGGCGATTTGATCATTCGTCGCGCCCTGCGCCAGGGCGCGAACTATGTCAAGCGCGGCATCCAGGGTTTAGTGCCCACCAAGACCGGTACATTAAAACGCAAAGGCTTCCGGGTCAGCAATTCAAAAATTTACAACGGTCGCCGCACGAGTGATGTCATCGGCGTTTATCTGACGCTGAGGCAAAAGAAAAAGGGCGACCCTTTTTACGGCCGGTTTCAAAACGATGGCTGGAACACGCACGGCAAATCAGCTACGCGCGCTGCGGTGCGCCAAGCCTTTGGCGGAAAGACCGGGCGTAAAACCCTTACCGGTAAAACCAACGTGCCCGGCAAGCAATTCATTCAGCAGGGTTTCGAGACGCGCCGCCTAGCTGCCGCCGATCTCATTATCCGCAGCGCGGAATCTGGCGCTGAGGCCGTTAAACGCAGATTAGGGTTGAAGGGGTAATCATGAGCTTCGGGGTGACAGTTGATTTCAATGCCAATCTGGCGCGCTTCACTGGATCGGTGGATAAAGCGGTCGCGGATCTGAATCGTTTCCAGAGCAATGCTGACCGCATTTCTGCGGGGGTCACCAAGGCGTTTAGCGCGCTCGGGGTCGGCTTGTCGGTTGCGGCTTTTGGCTCATTTATTAAAAGCACGATCGACGCGCAAGATCGTTTGGGGGATTTGAGCGAAGCCACGGGGATTTCTGTCGAAAAACTTTCCGGTCTGTCGCTGGCTGCCAAGCAGTCGGGTAGCGATCTGGATGGCACAGCCGCTGCCATCAACAAGCTCGCGGTGAACATGGGAAAAAATTCCGAGAAATTTGCCGCGCTGGGGATTACCGCCAAAGACCCGTTAAAAGCCTTCGGTCAGTTTGCCGATGTCTTCAATCAGATTGAGGATCCGCAAAAGCGCGCCGCCCTGGGTGCCGCCGCCCTGGGGAAATCGTGGCAAGACGCTGCCCCGCTCTTGAGCGAAGGCAGCAAGAAAATGAATGAAATGATTAAAAAGGGGGCGGCGCTTTCCGGCGTCACCAAAGAAAGCGCCAAGCGCGCCGATGAATTCAATGATCGACTGGCGGAATTGGAAACAAGAGCGGGAAGTTGGGGTGTCAAAATTGCTGATCCACTGGTTAAAGGCCTTTTGAATATTGCACAAGAATTCGATAAAGCGAAGAGTAATGGAGAAAAATTCAAGGCACTGCTGGCCAATTGGCCCACATCGGTAAAAGATAAATTAGGCATTGGGAAGGAGTGGGAGGGTAGTACAGGCAAGCTGGGCCGTGAATGGGCCGGTAGCGTAGGGCAAGCGAGCAACCGCCCTGTTGCGTCACCCACTAAAAAAGCGGTAGATGATTTTATTGGTAATTCGTCTTCCGGTGCGGCATCTGCTGCCGATAAAGTCAAGGCAACCTATGACAACCTCATCAAGTCGATTCGTGAAAAAATCTCGGTGCAGGATGCTGAGCTCAACAGCACATTCAAGCTCACCGATGCGGCCAAGGAATACGCCAAGTTCTTGAGCAATGTGGTCGATGGCACCCTCAAGCTCAGCCCGAAGCAACTGACCGAGCTCGCGCCGATGTGGGACGAGTTTCTACGCAAGGCCGACGCCTTGCAGAGTAAGCAGCGTGACATTGCCACGGCGGCTGCCCGTTTGCAGATCGGCGATTTGCAGCAGGGCTTTGCCGGGTCGAACGCCAGCATTGCCGATGGGCAGAAGATCATGTCCGAGAGTGGCCGCCGCTTGGCGGATTCGCTGCGTGCGGTGGATGAGCAGGGTCGCAGCACGGGGGATGTATTCCGCAACCTGTTCAATGACGGAAAGATCGATGCAGATCAATACAATCAGTTGATTCAAGAACTGACTGTAACGCTTGATCATCAAAAAGAGGCAGTGGCTTCGCTCGAAGCGGCACAACAGGTGCTGAATAGTAGCTGGTCGCACGGGGCCAGCCGCGCCCTGCAAATTTATCTGGACGACGTGGGCAATGTCGCCAAACAAAGTGAAGCACTCTTCACCCGGTCTTTCAGAGGCATGGAAGATGCCCTGGTGGAATTTTCTCGAACCGGCAAGCTGAATTTCACTTCCCTCGCCAATCAAATTATCAGCGACATGATCCGCATGCAGATTCAGGCAGCGCAAGCGAGTTTCCTGAGTTCTTCGGGGGGTGGCTTGTTATCATTTTTGGGGAATGTATTTGGCGGTGGCGGATCTGGTGGATTGCCAACTACCTATGCCGTCGCCAATGGCGATGTCTTTAATTCGCCGTCGGTGTCAGCATATCGAAACACGATTGTCAGCAGCCCGACCTTATTCAAGTTTGCGCAGGGCGGGGCATTCCAAAACAACGGGGTCATGGGCGAAGCAGGACCAGAAGCCGTGATGCCGCTCACACGCATCAATGGCAAGCTCGGGGTGCGCGCGCAGGGGGGTGGTGGTGGCGTGGTGGTGAACATCATCGAAGCCCCCGGCGGGGGTGGAAAAACCAGCCAGCGCAACGAAGGCGGGCAGACCATCATCGATGTGATGGTCGAGAAAATCAAGAGCTCGATTGCAGGCGACATCACGCGCGGGAACGGGGCGATCCCCGGCTCGATGGAGCGCACCTACGGATTGAGCCGCATGGGCGGGGCTTACTGATGGCCACCTGGCCGACCACCTTGCCCGCGCCTCGGGGCAATGGCTATGCAATTGACCCCGAAGAGCAGGTCATTCGTACACAAATGGAGTTCGGCAGCGCACGCGTGCGCCGCCAGACCTTTGCCAGAGTGGATTCAATCAAGAGCAACTGGCTTTTTACCGATGCGCAAATGGCGATTTTCCGCGCCTGGTTTGAATCTTCCACCGGCGCGGCAGGGGGTGCCAGCTGGTTTGATATTACCCTGCCCACGGGCGATGGCGGTGCGCGATTGGCGCAGGCAAGATTCTCGACTGCGCCCAGTATGGCGCAAAACGGCCGCCGCTTCTGGCAAGTCACTGCCACATTGGAGGTGCGCTGATGCCTGATTCAACGCTCTCGCAAGCGCTCAAGGAGGCCTACGCCGCCGCGCCATCGAATGCCGTGATTTATCACACGTTGGAAATTCGCCATCCGGCCTTCACTACGCCGATTCGCGTGGTGCGCGACAAGGTGAATTTAATTGCCACGCTGGAAGCCGGTGCGCCGGTGGATGCCAGCACCGCCGTTACTTTCGTTGCCTTTCGATTCAACCTCACGCCGCCCGAAGTCAGCGCCAGCGGCTCACCTACCTGTACGGTGGAAATCGATAACGTCGGGCGTGAGGTCATGGTGCAAATCGAGGCCGCGCAGGCTAATCCGCAGATTACGCAAATTACGTACCGACAATACATCAGCAGTGACCTGTCCGCACCGCAGAATAATCCGCCCATCGCCCTGGATGTCATCGCCATCAGCGCCGATCCCTTCAAGATCAGCATGACTTGTGGTTTTGATAATCTGGCCAACCGGCGCTTCCCGCGCCAGACCTACAACGCTGAGCGTTTCCCTGGGTTGATCGGCTGACCATGACGCATTGGGCAACGAAGTACATCGGCATCGATTGGGAGGCCGGGGCGCAAGGCGTCGGCGCATCGGGCGCACCGGCATTTGATTGCTGGTCTTTTTTCCGCCATGTGCAAGCGGTACATTTTGGCATCGAAGTGCCCATCATCAGCGCATCGAGCTATGACGATGCGGGCGAGATTGTAAGCCTCGTCAATGGGCACGCCGAGCGTGGCCGCTGGGCTTCGCTGCCGATCCCGATCGGGCGGAAAGAGGGCGATGGTGTCATCGTGCATCGTCCGCTACACATTGGTTTGTGGCTGGCCGTTGATGGGGGCGGCGTCTTGCATTGTGTGCGGGGCATTGGCGTGATTTTTACACGCGATCGTGTCTGGCCTCATAGCGGTTTTGGCCGTCGCGAATTTTACCGATTCAATCAATTACAGGTCGCCTGCTGATGCGCGCTCAAGTTATTACCATTCGCGACCCATTTCACCCTGCACGCGGGCGTGAGTCGCGGGTGCTGGGCCGTGCCCGCCGGGTGCGCAGCCTCGCGCCCAAAACGCAGCAACCCTTTATTGCTGTTCTAAACGGACAGCCCTTATTACGCGCCGGATGGAATCGCCGCTTGCGCAATAACGATCATCTCGCTTTTGTCGCGCTGCCGCTAGGCGGGGATGGCGACAGCAACCCGCTGCAAATGGTGCTGATGGTTGCCTTGATCGTCGCCGCGCCCCACGCTGCCGCTGGTTTGGCCAACGCCATGGGGGTGACAAGTGCGGTTGGCGTTGGCTTGCTTCAAGCGGGTGTCATGATGGCCGGGCAAATGCTGATTAACGCGATTGTGCCGCCGCCACGCCCGCCCAGCCCGCAGCAAAACGCGGCACTGGCCGCGCCTAGCCCGACTTATGATTTAGGCGCACAAGGCAACTATGCCCGGTTAAAATCAGCCATCCCCGTCCAATATGGCCGGATGCGCTTCCCGCCTGACTTCGCCGCTCAGCCGTATGGAGAATATGCCGGGAACGAACAATTTCTTTACCAGCTATTCTGCCTAGGTCAGGGCGCGTTCGACATCGAAGCGATCACGATTGAAGACACGCCCATCGCGAATTTTTCCGAAATTACGTATGAGGTTGTCCCGCCCGGCGGCACGGTTACGCTCTACCCAGCCAATGTTATAACCAGTGTCGAGGTCGCTGGCCAAGAGGCCATTACCAGCACGGCTCTTGGTCCCTTTGTAGCCAACGCCTCAGGCACCGTTCTTAATGCCATTGCCATAGATGTCGTAGCGAGCCGTGGGTTGTTTTACGCGCAGGATGACGGCAACCTGGGTAGCAAAACGATTAGCTGGCAAGTCGAGGCGCGCCCGATTGATTCCGCAGGTGCGCCTCTCGCTGCTTTTGCTCTTCTGGGATCAGAATCCCTGACCGGGGCAACTAATACGCCGCAGCGCCGCAGCTACCGTTATAGTGTTTCTAACGGCCGATACGAGGTCAAGCTCACGCGAACGGATGCGAAAGATACCAGCAGCCGAGCCGGGCATGAGCTTAACTGGGTTGGCTTGCGTGGCTATCTTCCCGGTGTGCAGCAGTACGGTAATGTCACCATGCTCGCCATGCGAATGCGGGCGAGTAATAACTTGTCGCAAGCGGCAAGCCGAAAAGTGTTTGTTACCGCGACGCGAAAGCTCAAGACTTGGAATCCGACCACCGGATGGAGTGCAACAGAATCTGCTACGCGCTCGATGGTCTGGGCGCTGGCGGATGCCGCTCGCAATATAGATTACGGCGCGGAATTGCCGGATGCCCGCCTCGGACTGGCAGAATTGTTTGCGCTCGACGGCGTGCTTTCCGCGCGCAACGATTATTTTGATGGCCGATTCGATAATGCCATGACTTTTTGGGAGGCCCTGAGCCAGATCGCCAAGACCGGGCGCGCCAAGCCTTACATGCAAGGGGGCTTGTTGCATCTGGCCCGCGATGGCACGCAGACCGTGCCGGTTGCTTTGTTCAACATGCGCAACATTGTTCGTGGCAGTTTCAGCGTGAATTATGCCGTCACCACAAGCGACACGGCGGACGCCATTGACGCCACCTATTTCGATGAGCAAGTGTGGGCGCAGCGTCCGGTGCGTGCGGCACTCACCGGCAGTGCAGAGCAATCGGTGGCAGACGTGGAGCTATTCGGTATCACCAACCGCAACCACGCCTGGCGCGAGTCCATTTATCAACTCGCCGCCACGAAATATCGTTCAAAGTCGATTAAATTCACGGCGGAAATGGAGGGGTTCATCCCCTCGTTTGGCGACTTGATCGCCATCAGCCACGACATGCCGCAGTGGGGCCAATCTGCCGAAGCCGTCAGCTGGAATTCGGGCACCAATACCCTTCGTCTATCGGAGCCCGTCACCTTTACGACCGGCACACATTACATTGGCTTGGCCCGCCGCGACAACAGTGTTGATGGCCCCTATGTCGTCACCCCTGGCGTGGACGCCAACACGGTGGTATTGGCCACAGCCCCTGGCTTTACGCCTTATACAGGCGATGCAGAAGAGCGCACGCGCATCGCCTTCGGCCCTGGCGTGGCGTGGTCTCAGCTGGCTTTGGTCTCGGCCATCCGGCCCAAAGGCCACACGCAAGTAGAGATCGAGTGCGTGAATTATGACGACCGGGTCAATACGGCGGATTCCACGGGCACACCGCCTGCCGCAGCGGTTAGCACCCTGCCGACAACTATCACGGTGCCTGCCATCACCGGTACGCTTACCGTTGTGGCCGGTGGTAGTGTTGAATCGCCCACGCTCTCTGCCAGTTGGCAGGCCGCCAGTGCCGCGCAAACTTACTTGATCGAGCATAGCAGCGACGGCACGATGTGGACGCACCTCAATGAAGTCAGCACCACCAGTTACACGTTTTCCGTCGCGCCGGGCAACCACTGGCTGCGGGTGGCCCCTTTGGGTGTGGCCCGTGGCGCGTGGCTTACTTGGTCTGGCACGGTAGCGGGCGGGGCTGCAGTTGTGCCTGCGCCTGCGCCGACGGCATTTAGTGCAGTCGCCAGCGAAAATTCCATTTTCCTCAACTGGACAAATCCTGCTTATGGTTACACCGATCGCGTAGAGATTTTGCGCAACACCGTGAATAATTCCGGCGGCGCGCAGGTGATTGATAGTGTCACCGGCCCGGTGGGGTTCTATGCAGATTACATTGGCGCATCCGGCGCGCTACGTTATTACTGGCTGCGCGTGGTGAATACCAAGGGCGTGGCAGGCACGCTGTCGGGGGTGGCCTCAGCTACCACCGGCGTAGTGACGGGCGTGCCGCCTGCGGGCTCGGTCATTCACTCGATGATGGCCGCTGATGCCATCTGGGCCGGAAATATCAAGGCAGGTGAGGTGCAGGCAGGGCATATGGCCGCGAACTCGATCACAGCGGGCGCTATCGCGGCCAATGCGATCACTACGGGGAAAATAGCGGCAGGGTCGATCACGGCGGCGAGTGGGGCGATTGCCAATTTGGCGGTGGATACCTTGCAAATCGCTGGAAATGCAGTGACGATCCCCGTTAGCGTTAATCACTCGGGTGGTGTCCCTAGCGGGCTTGGACTAGGAGCCCCCAGCGGTGATGGCCTGTTTCTTTCGGCGAGTATCAATTCCACGGGCGCGCCGATTTTAGTTTCAGGCGTGTTTAATGCCCACTACAGCGGCAGCACGGGAGGTACTGGTGCAGATTTCATCTTTTATTTAACTCGTGGGGATAACACTGTGCTGCAGAGCATTTTGGCTTATGGCCAACCAACGGCATATGGGGCAAATTTTTCCTTTGCAATAAAAGATACTCCCGGTCCTGGGGTGCAGACCTATGAGCTACATCGCATTGGCGGGAATACCCTCATCTCAAACGCCACAAGTTTAACCTTAATGGAGGTAAAAAGATGAAAATCTTAAACAACACAATTCTCCCGTCTTTGCCTTTTGTCGTTTGCAATTCTATCGGGCAGATATTGCGTACCGGGTCGGCCCCGGGGCAGATGATAGACATGCAGGCACGGCCGGATGAATACTCATTCGCAGGCGCAGTCACTGGCGATAGCTACATTATCAATTTGGCAGGCGCAGCCGAAGCCGTACCGCGACCCGCCTCGCCCGTGGCCATAGACAAACTCACCGCGCTGGCCGACGCAACCGATGCCGTCACCCTGAGCGATGTTGCCGCTGGTGCGCTGGTTAATGTATCCGGCCCCGTGAGTACATCTGGCGTGGGCGATGGCACGCCCGTCACCCTGACTTTCCAGGCGGTCGGTCGCTACACAATCACTGTGCAACACTTCCCTGATCTGGATTTCACGGCGGTCGTCGATGCAACTTGACCTTGCCAAATTCGCGGACGTCGCCGCTTGCCGCCTTTGGGCGGCCGGTGAGATTGACGCCGCTGCCGGGCGCGCTCGCAGCCGCTATCTCACCACCGTGCCGGGGCAAGAGGCCACCTACACCGCCAAGTATGCGCAGGCGCAGGCATACATCTCCGCCGGTTATCCGGCGGACGCCAGCCCTTACCCGTGGATAGCTCAGGAGTCGATGCGCAGCGGCTTGACACCCCCGCAAGCGGCGGATCGCATCAAGGCAACAGGGGACGCCTGGGCAAACATCATCGGCCCTGCTATCGAAGGCTTGCGCATCGGCGGCAAGGATGCCCTGGCGGCGCTGTTGACGATACCGGCCGTGCTGGCACATGCTCGCGGGGTCATTGCGAATCTGGATGGCACATGAAAAATCGCCTGCTCAATATCCTCATCGCCATAGACCAATTGGTCTATGTCTTGCTGACGGCGGGCTACGGCTCGCCCGACGAGACCATGAGCAGCGCGGCGTGGCGGATGGAAGTCAAGGGCAAGTGGTCAGGCAGAATTTTCCGCCCGCTGATCGACTGGATTTTTAGCAAGCTAGGTGCTGAAAAACACTGTTTCAAATCCTACATCGCCGAAAAACACCGCATTCAACTACCGAGGAATTTTTAATATGGCCGAACCCGCTACCACCACTGGTGTTGCCGCCGCCGCTGTTGCTACCGGCGCCGGGATTTATCTCGGCCTCTATGCCGATGCGCTCATCGTCGGCTTCGTGGCAGGGCTGGTCGCATTGCTGCATGTGCCGCCTGAAGCCGGGCAGCGAACGCCCCTGCGCATTTTCGCACTGGTGGCCGGCAGCGCGTTTCTTTCCGGAATTTTCGCTCCCATCGCCTCGGCCGCGGTGGTAGGGTATTTCGAGTGGGCAAAACCGATTGATACGTCCGCCTTGCGCTTCGCCACCGCCGCCGCGATTGGCGGGGGGGTGCATCTGCCTTGGGTGCGCCACTGGTTTGCCGGGAGGGTGGAGAAATGAGCCACCTCGTTTTATCTGCCATCGCCTGCTTGATGGCGGCCATCATCATGGTGCGCGCAGTCTGCGTGCTCTATCACGCCTATTATAAAACCCACTCGCGGGGCAAGCTGCATTTCGCAGGGTTCGGCTATAGCTACGTCGCCTTTGGCGCCGCCGCCGCTACCGCGCTGGTTTATCTGCTGACGAATCACAACGGTTACGGCCAAGCCGCGATCTGGCTGTTTCTCGCCGCCAGCGCCGGCATGATCCTGTTTGATCGGAGGCACCGCCGGTGATCGATAAGCCCCTCTCCGGAATCAGGCTCGTTCTGGCCTGGCTAGGGCTGCTCATTGCCACCGGTTTGATGTGGTGGGCAATGGTTGAGTATGTCTTTTTGCCGACGCTGCATATGCTCGGTGGGTTTTTCAGGTTGGGGGCGATACGATGAGAAGCAACTGTCTGCTATTTGCGATTTGGCGAACGATTCGTAAGGGCGGCGTTTTGATCCTGCAACGATCTCATGCCGGGCCGTATTTACATGCCATGTGGGCTGAAAAGCTGCCGCACGATATGCAGGTGGAGCATTTTTCTCCCGTTGATAAATCTGCCGGGCTGCACCTTGAACCGCTATTTATCGGAAACGTGGCTTACAACGTAGGGCGTTCGCACGCCATACCACCAAAAGAGAAGTGGGGGGTCAGCCCTGTGTTCTTGCTTTTCTGGGCGATCAACTTCTTAGGTTGGGCAGCATTCATCGCGCTGATTGCGCTGCCCTTCGTTATTATTTTTTGACATCCTCCCCGGCCTGAACGCCGGGGTCTCTCGGAGAAAATCTTATGACAACCAATTTCGACCGGGCTTTTACCGCGCTGCTGGGGCATGAGGGCGGCTACTCGAACCATCCCGATGATCCCGGCGGTGAGACCATGTGGGGCATCACGCTAACAGTGGCCCGCGCGAATGGTTATGTTGGACGCATGCAAGAGATGCCCGCTGAGATTGCGAAAACCATTTATCATAAAAACTACTGGCTGCCGCAGTTCGACGATCTGCCCTATGTCATCGCTTTTCAGGTTTTTGATGGCGCGGTGAATTCCGGCATCGGGCAATCGGTTCGTTGGCTGCAGCGCGCTCTTGGCGTCGCCGATGACGGCAACCTCGGCCCCGTCACCCTCGCCGCCGCGAAGGCCGCCGACCCGCTCAAAACCGCCGTGCGCTACAACGCCCGTCGCCTGCAATTCATGCGTCGCCTGACCAACTGGCGCACCTTCGGCAGCGGCTGGGCCGGGCGCATTGCCGACAATCTCGAACTTGCCGCGAAGGATGCGCCGTGAGCTTCATTCCCCTGCCGTACCGATGGCTCGCAGGCATTCTGCTGCTGGCCGCCCTGCTGGTGGGTAGCTACCTGCACGGACGCCACACCATGGCCGGTGAGATCGCCCAGGAGCAACGCGACGACGAGCGCCTGGCCGCCGCGCAGCTCGCCGCGAAACAGCGCCGCGTCGATGCACTATCCGCCCGACTGGAAGCCGCCCGCGCCGCGCAAAAACCCAAAGACCGCATCATCACGAAGGAGATCATAAAATATGCAACCACCCTCCCTGCTGATCGTCGCTGCACTCTCGATGGCGCTTGGCGCGTGCTGCACGATGCCGCCGCCACCGGCCAGCCCGCCGACCCCGCCCGCCTGGATGCGGGTGCCGCCCAAAACATTACAGACGCTGCCGCCATCGAAACAATCGGCGAAAACTACAACCGCTGCCGGGACGCCATCGACCAAGTAACCGGATGGCAGGCATGGTATGCCATCGTCAATCCGCCGGAAAGACTGCCGTGATTTTGTGCAGTTTCACCCCAATTTTGCCGTGTCTTGACGTGTCTTTTTGCCATTGTTAATTTTATAACTGATTGATTTTATGCTATTTTCTTAAATGATTTTAGGATTGTGATTCCGGTTGTCGTGGGTTCGAGTCCCATCAGCCACCCCACCCCTCCTAGAGATTCTGGAGAGTAGTCGCTAACATGATTCCCCTCTGTACGGATTTTTGCCGTATCGAGCGAAGTATTTCCGGCATAATTTGCTACATACCCCGGCGCGAGGTGTGAATACCTCATCACCATTTCCATGCTCTGCCACGCACCCAATTGTTGCAGCACAGGCAGTGGCGTACCGGCCATGACGTGCCAGCTTGCCCAGGTGTGACGCAGGTCGTGGAACGTGAAGGCTGGGTCGATACCGGCACGGGCGCAGGCTTTGAACCATGCTTTCGTGGTGGCGTGGAAAATCCGGCTATCGCGATAGGTAAAAACATACCGGGCATTTTGTCCGGTGCATTCTTTCACCACGGCCAGCGCATCGTCATTCAGCGGCACAGGAAAATGTTTTTTACCTTTGGCGCGGCCTGCCCATATCCATGTCACCCGACGTTTGATGTCGATGTCTTGCCACAGCAGGCCAGTGATATTCGCGCGGCGCAACCCGGTGGCCAGCGCGAAGCGCGTCATGAGGGCAAGGTGTGGTGGAAGCTCGGCAATCAGTGCGCGGGCTTGGTCGCGCGTAATCCAGAGAAAAAAATCTTTACTGGTTTCTTGCAGGTACGGAATGCTCGGCACGCCGGGCAGGTGGCCTTTTTCGTGCGCATAATTGATCACGGCAGAAATCACGGCAAGGTAGCGATTCGCCGTGGCGGGCGAGTTGCCTTTTTTTATTTGCGCTTTGCGAATTGAAATCAGGGTATCTGTGGTGATTGCCGTTACGGGTAGGCCGGTGAGCTGCTCGGTGAGCCAGCCTAGCCGCTGCCGATCTGTTTCAAAACTGCGCTTGTGGATGGCATGTTCATCCACCCAGGCTAGCGCGGCTTCGTCCCAGGTGATTACGCGGGCGTCACCAAGTTTCGATTGTCGCCAAATTTCAGCACGGCGGCGGTCGTGGTATTCCTGCGCGGCTTCGCGGTCGGTTGTGCCAGTCGTTTCCGCAACTCGGCGGCCGCCGATCTGCCATTCGCAATGCCAGATTTTTCCTCGCTTTCTGAGGCCCATAGTGTATTTTCCGTAGAGTCGATCTTGTATTTTGAACGTATCCAATCGGCAAGGTCAACGTCTAGGAATACCCAGCACTTGCCCGGCTTCGCCCCCGGAACTTCACCGGCGCGCGCCTTGGCTTCGAGCGTGTGCGGGTGCAAACGCAAGAACTGGGCGGCTTCGATGAGATCGAGCGTGCGCATTACTTCTCCGACCTGCTGCGGAATGCGCCACGCGTGTAGCCCGCGAGGAAGCAGAGCGAGAGCAGCAACATCCCCCATTGGCTGGCCTGCCACGTCTCGATGATCCACAGCGGCTGGGCCAGCATGCCGATAACATACCCGGCCCGCTGCGGTTTCGCGCTCGTGGATAGCCAGAATGCCAGGCCAGACAGAATGAGGATGGCGGTCTGGATCATGTTTTCGATTGCTCGACCGCCCACTTGCGCGCTTCAGTGAAAATTTCAGATAGCGTGGCCTGCGGCATTTTCTTGGCCCACGAACGCCCGCGCTTGAGGGAGTATCGTTTGTTCGGCAGGCGAACGCCGCCGATGCGGAATGATTTCCCGGCGGTGGTGATCGTGATGTAAATGTCGGATTTAAATGCTGGCATGGCAGGATATATCTATTGTTTAATGTTTTTTAATTGTATGGATAGGTGTCTACTTCACGTTATGCCTCACGTCCTCCCACACTTTCAGATGTTCGGGCGGGAAGTGTTCATTCTCGAAATACCAGTCGTTCATTTCTCCGGCGTACATATCAACCTGCGGCACGGCAGCGCACCACGTACCGGACGCCCCACACCAAACAGCCATCACCGGGAATGGATAGCTTGTGAAAACAGCAAGTATTTGCGTTCCGTCTTTAGGGGCAAGTTCAGGGGGTATCCAGTTCAACATTCTTCTCTCCGTTCATCCATGAGGCATAACATCTCTGTTAACGCGGACGCTCCGCCGATGAAGCCGGCTCCGCGCCGGTTACATCAACGTTAGGGGATACAGACCGTGCGAAATAGACAGGCATCGACTCGCCGCGCACCTCGAACATTTCTGGCTCTGATCCATCGGCATCGAGCGCAACAAAAACACGTTCCTCTTGCCCTCCAACGATGGTGTAATCAGCGCTCCAGCTATCGGCCCATTCTGCCCAAGTCCTCACCGCCTGCTCTGAGTAGTTTGCCTTCACGCGCTTGGCATCCTCGCGTTCCGATTCTTCCCGCCAAACCAGATATACCTTTTCCATCGTCTTCTCCAAAATATCCCCTAACCCTACGCTCAACCGGAGCTTCGCCAAAAGCGGCGCAGCCCGGTTAGCTACACGTTGTGCGTCTTCATCACTCTGCCGGAGGCTTCAGCTTGTACATCCGGCGCAGCGCCCGTTCGATCATCACCGGCCCGCTCTCTTCGCGTTCCGGACCCGTCAGCCAGTCCCGCAGCCACTGCGGGAGCTTGGTGTTGTAGGGCACCTTCTTCAGGTGCTCCGGGGCGGGGTTGCGGCCCGCCCCTTCCCGCGCGCCGCCTCGGCTCATTCCGGGCGCCAGACGCGGCCGTCTTCCGTCATGGTCAGGCCATCGAGGATCATCTCGCCGTCTTCGTCCTTTTGGACGTCGGCCTTGTCGATCTCGACGGCCAGGAATCCGAAGTGCGCGTGCGCGCCGCTGAAGACCACACGTTGCCCCTTGAACTGCTCGCGGTGCCAGCGCCCGCCTTCGTCCTGAACCGGCCACTCCGGCACTTCCGAATTCCGCTCGTCCGCCACCACATTCGCATCGCAGCCATTCCACACGAGTTGAGTTGCCATGATCTTTTCTCCTTAGTGTTCGGCTTGGGCCTTTCCCTCACCGTCGAATCTAGTCTAGTCGCCTATCAGAATTAAGTCAAGACATTTTTCAAAGTATTTTTACCGCCAGACGCACAACCCGGCAGTCCACGCGGACTCGCCGATAAGACCGGCGAGCCTGTGACTTTTACGTTATGCACCTTCTCGCCGCGCATCTTCAGTTCATCGCCTTTCCGCACGTTGTAGCCCTTGCGAAAGGCTGCGCCGACGATGTTGTCGAAGTATTCGAGCTTGTCGGCATCGGACAGATGCCCGATCTTCCGCAGGTATTCCGCTGTTCTTGTCGTTATCGACGGCGGTTTCCAGTTCATAGCAACGCCCCTTTGTGCCGGCTCGGGTCAATGGCTCGGTCAATCGCTGAAAGCAGGTCGTTCAGCTTCTCGGCTTCGTCGCTGTCCTCGCCTTCAATCGTTTTAATGATCGCCGCGCAATCGGTCAGCAGTCCAAGTAAAACGGCATTCTCTCCGGCAAGCGCCAGCCATCCGGCGTGGTGCCCGTCCCGGTATGCGTACTTCTCGCGGTCATTCGTGCCTTCGGTCAGCCACATGCTGCATGTGCTGTCGTAGGCAATCTGTTCCGGGTGGTCTTTGTCAAACGGTCTTAGCATGTCTCAATCTCCAAAGTCGCGTTGCTCAATTATTCTTGCAAGTTGCATAACACGTCGCTCAACACTGACGCAGGCGATAAAGCCGCCTGCGCCGGTTAGCTCAGGCGTTATGCACCTGCGTCATCGCAGCGATCATTCCCATCAGTGCAACATGCTTTGGCGATGGTTTGCGCCGCGCAACTTCAGCCATTGCCATTCGGCGCTTCTTGTCGCGCTCAACTGCACCTGCCTTGCGTACCTCATAGGTTCCGCGTTGTTTTGCCTGGCCCATTCTTCAATCCTCCTGCTGCATAACTGTGCCTTCAACTCGGACGCCTTCGGCGCCGGTTAAGGCGGCGTTATGCACCATTGCCAGCTTTTTCGCTTTATCGAACGCTGCTTGAAATTCAGCGGCACCACCAGCAACGCGCATTGCTTCAATCGCAGCTAGCAAATCTGGTGCAGCGGCAATCAGCTTTGCATTTGCTGCTACATCCCCACTCCCACAGTCGCGCACTTCGGCCAAATATCCGGGCTTGGCCCCCGAGATCATCCACTCACCTGTGGTCGGGCTAGGGTTTTGTCGCTCAACTCTCCACGGCCCCGGGGTGTGTTGCATAACCCGGCATTCAACCAGACCTTGCGCAATAGGCACTGTGCTCATGATTTATCTCCTTCTGGCGCAAGGCCGGTTAATTTTGCGTTAGCTGTCACAGGCGGCCCGGATCGGGTGCCCGTACCGGCTCATCACGCGGTCCACCAGTCTCCTTTGAGCCAACAGGCCGTTGCTTCGGTTCTGTTACCTCGAGCTGGAAGTCGTCGAACGTCTGTGTGTCCTGCGGCTTGCCGTCCTTGTCAAGCCCCTGCGGCTGCAGCGTCATGCGCCAGCAGCCGTTCAGCCACTCAGTTCGCGCCACGCACACGCCAGCAAAGCCGCTCACGGTGTCGCGGGCCTTGTCGCCAAGATTTATGTTTGCCATTTCAGTTTTCTCCTTGTGTAAAAGTCAGTCTTGGTGGTGCGGCGGTAGTGCCGCACAACCCGCCGCTCCAGGGGAGCCTCCGGCGATAAAGCCGCCTCCGGCCCCATGAGCTTTGTCGTTGTTCGGCAGGCGAACGCCGCCGATGCGGAATGATTTCCCGGCGGTGGTGATCGTGATGTAAATGTCGGATTTAAATGCTGGCATGGCAGGATATATCTATTGTTTAATGTTTTTTAATTGTATGGATAGGTGTCTACTTCACGTTCGGCGTCACACATACCGCCCAATCTGGGCCATCTGTACAGTCCTTGTCCTCGGCCATCAGTGCGTCCATCGCCACCACGCGGTACACCACGCCACTGACCTCACCGATGGTCACGGAGGCTTCGCAGTAGTTGCCGTATACCTTTCCGCCCACACGTCGTAAAACGGCCTCAAGTCTGTCTTTATCAATCTGCATTATTTCCTCCCGCACCTAGTGAAGCCGAACCCAGCAGTCGACACGGACGCTCCGCCATCATTTCCTCGCTTGCCACCAGCGTGGCCTAACCCTGCGTTCCAGCGGACGTGCCGCCAGCAGGGTGGTTGCTCGAATGCCCAGCGGGCACGCCGCTGAACTCCACGTTAGAGCGCTTGCGAATGAATGCAGCCGTTTCGCGCCGCAGGGTGTCGTACAGGCTCCCCGGCACCCACTTGCGGTCGTCGCGGTAGTCTGTGAATCCCTCTGCCGCTTTGGCGCACGCCTCGCGTTCTGCAAGGACGTTCGCCCGTAGCCAGGAATTCATCAACTCGCCCACCTCATTCCAGTTATCGGCGTGCCGGTCTATCAAGTGCCAAGCCGTGGCTCCGTCCATGCCGAGCCAGTTCTGTGCCTTGTC